TCCCGCCGTTTTTCTGTATGAAATTATTTAAGTAATTCGTTTACACGCTTTTGTACGGCAGTATAGTTATAGCCTGCTGCTGTCAGTTTATTTTTGCGTGTGGTGCCGTTGCCCCATTTGCCCGCGATAACCTCGCGTGCAATTTCGTCAACGGTCTTTTTTGTTTGTGTCGGCTGTTTGCAAAGCTCGTTTACTCGCTTTTGTACGGCAGCGTAGTTATAGCCTGCTGCTGTCAGCTTGTTTTTACGAGTGTCGCCGTTGCCCCATTTGCCCGCAATAACCTCGCGTGCGATTTCGTCAATAGACTTTGAGGACTTTTGTGCGGTGCTGCTTCCTGTGGTTGCAGTTACATAGGTTATGTAAGGGAGTTTGCCGTGTTTAGCCCAATTACGACGGTTGTAACCGCTTTTAGTGCAGTTGCAAGAGGTAATCTGTACTTTGTTTTTCCAAGAGGGCGTACACTCTACAGCGAGCCCATTTCCAATATAAACGCCGATATGTCCCTTACACCATACAGCCTCGCCGATTTCAAGCGTAGTAAAATTCGTTGATAAATTTTTGCACTTTTCAATCATAGCGTCGGCGCTGATGTCGGGGACTCCATTAACGGCGTAGCCTGCACCGCCGTAGTTTTTGTTTTTATCGCCATTCCAACCCCACAAAACAGCCTTAATAAGACAAACACAATCAAAGCCGAATGTATCGGCGCTTGCTGCGTTAATCATTGCTTTACGGTCAGCGCGTGCGTTGTAACCGCCCGCAGAGCCATTGTTAATATAACGCTTTTTATTTGCTGCGGTTAATGGTGCACCAAAGCAGCCCATAACATAAAGCGTTTTGTAGTTGGTTGCAATGTTTTTGAGTTTGTCTGCAAATTCCTTGTTGTTCATTGTTAATTATTCCTCCGTTTCGTCAGTTTCGCTTTTCAGCTTTGCTAAATACTCGTCTGCCTGTATAGCTTTGCTCGTAAAGCTGTTGTTTTTCCACCAAGCCCAAATTGTAACAATTACCGTTACAACTGCGGTCAACATTGAGTAAAGCTCGTCCTCTGCGAATGGCAGCGGATTTTTTCCAAACATAGTTAAAAGCTGATTGAGTAATGTTGCAGCAAGTACGATAGTGCGTACTATTGTTTCTACGGTTGCTTTTTTATTTTGCATTGTTTTTCCTCCTTTCATTTAGATATTGTCGGCGGTGGCGGTAATTCCATAGTATCGTTGTATAATTCGGTTGCTACATCATTACCGCCGAGCGCGTGATAAGCCTTGTATGCTCTTGTGAGCGCCTCTTTAGCATAAAGAGGACAACAACCTCGCTCCTTGTATTTATCATAAGAGCGTATAATTTCTGCGCGCAAAAGACATTGTAAGCCGTTTTTTATTGCCTTTAGCTTAATTAACATTGTGCCTGCGAATGTTACTGCACCGCCGCATACGAACGGTATAAGCCACCCTAAAAAATTGTTTAACATAAAACACCTCTTAATAATTTTGTTCAGCTCGTGCGAGTTCGCCTGCTGCGTAATTTCTCATTTTTTCGAGTTCTGCCGCAACCTCGGCGGCAATATTAGCCTGCGCCATAGCCTCGGCTTGTTTTTGTATAATATCTGCTTGTATTTTGGCAACTTTACAAAGCAACTCGATAAGTTCATAAGTTCCCATTATTCAGCCTCCGCGTTTTCGCTGTCGGGAGGTATAGGGAAAGTAATATCAAACGGAAAGCCTGCTTGCTCGGGTATATCCCTTAACTGTTGGCGGTATTGCGCCCACGCACCGCTAAATATCTTTACAAGTGAGGCTATAAACTTTGTAGTCGTCGAGGTGTCGAGTCCGAGCCTGTCAAGTGACATTTCCTTATCGCTGCTGTCAAGCAGCTTGTTACGGATTGCTCGGGCAATATTTGCCGCGTCCTCTGCGTTGCCTGCGTTACAAGCATTTTTATAAGCAAGCTGCATTGTTTCCATAAGTTCCGCTCGCCGTGCGTCTGCTGCTGCCTCTGCTCGTGCAAGCCTTTTGTAAAAATCATTTTTCATTGTAGTTGTCCTCCAAGCCTTTATAAAATTTCAACATTTTTTGTTGCATATAGTAGGTGTCGCCACGGTCAGCATTAGCGAGCCACGAATAAAGAGAGCTGCGCGTTGTGCCTGGCGTATATTCGCCTCTGCACTCTTTCGCATATAGCTTTTTGAGCTTTCGGCGTTGCTTGCTCTGCTTTTTCTTATCCATTTTCCGTACAATGTGTCCCGAGTCAGAAATAATAAAGCGCCATTGTAGAATTTTAACACCTTGGCGCAATGGATATAATGCGGTCTTGTTGTTGAGCTGCAAGCCGATAGCCTGTAACTTTTCGTTTATATCCTTTTGGCATTGTTTCAAATATTCTTTGTCATTATGTATCAATATGAAATCGTCCATATAGCGTACATAGTGTTTAATGCGCAATCTTTCTTTTATGTAGTGGTCGAGGTCGTCGAGAACGGCAAGCGCTATAAGTTGTGATACCTGGGAGCCAAGCCCGAGCCCGACATCACCGAAAGAGTCCACGATTTCACAAGCCCGCTGCGCGATTTCTTTATCTGTAACGCGTTTATAAATTGCTGCCTTTGCTATATCGTGGTTTATGCTTTGGAAATAATGGTATATATCACATTTCAAAGCCCACCCCTCCGAGCCGTGTTTGTTATAATATCGCCGCAAATGTGCGGTAACACGGTTTAAGGTATAATCAACGCCTCGCCCTCGTAAGCAAGCGCAATTATCGGTAATAAATGATTTTGTTATCTGTTCATATAAACCGTTGTCGCATAGCGAGCGTTGAAATTGTCGGTCTTTAATCCTTGTAGCCACTATTTCGCGCCGCTTCGGCTCATAGATAGTAAATTGTTGGTATTTATCTATTTTGTATTTATTGTTCAATAGACTTTGACGCAGCCTGTAGGTGTTCTTTAGTGCATTTCCCTCATAGCCTACGGTGCTGTCTTTCCAACGAATACCTTTACAAGATTTTTTCAAGCCTTTATAGAGGCTGTCGAATGAAATTATTTGCTCATAAGACATAATAAAAAAACAGACGCATATAAAAGGACTGCCCCGTAGGGCACCTTTGTCGCCTGTAATATTCCCTCCTTTAGAGGTAGGACGGACGCTCCTTGTGTGAGCTGCGCTGCTTTGGTCTTTCGACTACTTGAAAACGGGCATTATTCTCACAATCGGGGGCTACGCCGTAAGAGTTACTCGCATTGTTGTTGTTGATATTGCCCGTCCTACTATTGATACCACGCACATTGTAAGCGTTGGTCGGCAAAGGGGAACGGAGCCACGCAGTACGCGCTACGCCGAATATAGCAACCGCCCTATAAAATAAATTTATTTTGATATTTTTCTTTATCCGATTTTGTCCAGGATTTCAAGAGGTCGTCGGTTTGGAGTATTAAGCCCGTCCAATGCTCAACTTGATTGCCTGTAATATAATTTGCGTCGTATGCGTCGTTGATAAGGTCTAATAAAGCGTCAAGGCTTGCGTGTGCTTTGACTTGCTCTAAATGTCTGTATTTGTAGTCCTCGTCATTTGTTACATATACAGAGTTAGCGTGTCTTATACAAGTACACGCAGCACGCACCTCATTAACAATCGGGTACGCATAAATCCAACGGGTAGACTTAGGGAAATGTTTATCGTTCTTTACTATGGTAAGTGAATACATTTTAAGTTCTCGAGCTTTGTTGAGCACTTGTAATTTGCCCGTACTTCTGTCGCCTTTTCTTACGCTCATTTAGCCCCTCCTTTATGACGCCTCTAACGAGGCGGATTTTTTGATTAAGCGATTATACAAGCGGGGGCTACGCCGTAAGAGCTACTCGCACCGCTGCTGCCGATACTGCCCGTCCTACTAACGATACCACGCACATAGTAAGCGTAGGTCGGCAAAGGGGAACGGAGCCACGCAGTACGCGCTACGCCTGCTTTGTCATATTTCTTTCTTTCGGCATTTGTTAAATTTTTATAATAATCGAGTAAAGCACCGTCTTGTAAGTCGTCACTTTCGTATGTGCCGTATATTTCGCCCTGCGAAAGTATAAAAAATTTATCCTCAAGCTCGTACAGTTCGTCGGTGTTAAACTCCGTTCCGTCAATACTTTTGGTTTCGCAAACACTATTCGTGCGGCAAATAATAACAGTAGGGGCGACAACCTCCAAAAAGTTTTCGGGTAAACCGTGCATAAATCCGTTTAATTCATCAATCCAGGAGGGCGCCACATCAAAATAAGTTGCCTGCTTCCATACATTGCCTACAGCCTCTTTGCTGTTAAGCCATTGCCTAATTGAGCTTTGAGCGTAATTGTTTGACCCAAGTGTATATCTGTGCGGGTGGTTTAAAACGGAGCCGTCAGTAATGCCGAGTGAGCTGCCCTCATTGCCCTCTGTAATTTCTACGGACTCGATATAATCAGCAGCGTTTGCATTTTCATAACTTTCTATGGTGCCTGTAATAACGCTTTTGTTACGGGCAACATCAAGCCATATTTGACCTCCAACGGGTACTGCTTGTGTAAGTGTAAATTGAAAAGTTTTGCCATTATCTGCTGAATATGTAGAGCCTTGCACGCCAAAATTGTATGTGCCTGGTGCCATTTCGCTATGAGCATACAATAAAGCTTGAAAAGAGCTAAACTCAATTGGCACATATGAGCCGTCAGCATTAGAGTAGAGCTGTTTAAGTTCAAGTGTCATAGAGTGCGTTAGACGCTTGTTTGCGGGTTTATGGCAATCGTGGGCTCTTACCACCCATTCCAACATTGTACCCGTGTCAGAGTCAAGTGTTGTAAATTCATATCCAACGGGGAATAATTTTGCACCGAGTCCAAGCCGCACAGCGGTTCGTACATCTTGCCAATTATTTATTGACATCAAAGTATCGAGGTGCAACTCTGTTGTAGTGCCTGTTCTGTCCGTAACCGATATTGTGACGCCTGTTTCGGTTTGTTCTGCTGTTATATTGAGATTGTCAGCGCCTGCTGCTGCCTGTGCAGCTTTATTCGCAATACTTGCCGCTTGTGTGGCGGTTTCCGCTGCGCTTTTTGCAGTTGTAACTGCACTTGCCGCACTATTAGCGGCGCTGCTTGCTGCTGTAGCTGCATTGTCGGCGCTGTTTTTTGCTGCCTCTGCGGAGGCTGCCGCTGTGATTGCGCTATCTGCTGCACTTTTAGCGTCATTTACTGTGTCACTTACATTTTCAAGTGCTTTTGTAAGGGCATTATACTCATTTGTGCTTGCGGGAGCGTCTGGGTTATAAGCTGATTTGCTTATTTCAATATAAAAAATTTGTGAGCTTAAAAGGGCAGAGCCTTTATACAACCCGATTTCTGCGGTTGCCGTCCCTGCTTTTAATAACACTTGCTCGGTTAATTCAATGCTGATTATGTTATTCTTAATAACTGCGTCATTCAGCACTGTGTACCCGTCGGGTTTTGTGAGCTGTAATCGTGCGGTTGTACCGCTTTCAAGCTCATATGATTGTCCACAATTCAAAGGTGTAATATTTATAATGCGGCTTCCTTTGTCGTACTGCTTTGCAAATATTGTAATAGGCAGTGTATCTCGTCCGAAATCAAGAGAGATATTTTTAAATAATTTGTTTTGCATATAAGCCTCCTTAAATAGTTGTCAGTGTAACGCTTTTCCAAGCATACCAGTTATTGTTATATCGTGTACGAATATATACAGCTGAATTGTTATACGCTGTATATCGTTGTAGAATGTACCCGCTCGGATTGGCGATAACCTCCAAAAAGCCCGCAATTTCTTTCGGATAATGTCTATCCGTGTTTGCGTTCGCGCTTCGAGCCTGTGTATATATTCCACCCTCAACAAGATTGTTTAAGTCCTCTGAGGCGGTAAGCGCTGCGACAAGCCCAAGCACATTAAAGCCGTTCATCATAACCGAGCCGTCAATATCTAATGCCGCCGAGGGCTCTCGTTTGTTTATGCCTACTTTTTTGCGGCGAAAAGATAATAACGGTATGCCTTGAGGAACGGTAACGGTTATCGTGTCAGTGCTCAATTTATCGGCAACTATAAATTGCACATAATAGGAGTAGTCGGCGTCAATATTTAGCCATTCGTGCGACGCAAAGTCAAAACTACTGTTGTTGTGGTTTGCAAGCTCGGTTATATCGTAAAAGTCACTGTATTCCTCGTCGCTTGTTTTCTTATAACGATAGCGCAAATAAATTAAGTCATTTTTATTTATATCATCAACAGTTACAGCGGAAATACTGCCGTTAATATTAACTTGTGTGGCGTCCTCAACCTCGTTAATTCGGCGCATTGCACAATTTGTAATATCTATTCTCGAATATTTCAAAACCGTTATGTTTACCGTTGCAGAGGAGGTATAACCTCTTGTGTCAATAGCCGTAACGATTATAGGCACATTACCCGTTGTTGTTATTGTGCCTGCATTTATTATTGTTGTTGTATTTGACGCCGTCACATTGCCCGCAACAACTGAATAGCTCGAAATTGCAGCCTCATTTTTTGCGGTGGCGGTTTTTGCAGTTATTTTTAATGTTGAAATGCCCTGTATAAACATTTGGTTGTTTTCGGTGACGCTCGCGGATTTTGGGTTACTATCCTCGTATGTAAAGCCCTGGAAAGTAGGCGCCGAGTTTGCCGCCGTTGTCTGTACGGTTGCAGTTTTTGAGGAGGCATTGCCTATCTGTGTAGAGTCGCTGAATGTTTTAAGCTCAAATGTACCCGTAAAACTCTTGATTTTCGACATAGCTTTAAGAACGGTTGACCGCTGCGCAGCTGTTAGCGTTATCGTATTCGAGCCGTTTGCAAGTTTAAGGCTCGAAATCGTTAAAATGCTTGTGGAGCCGTTTTTTATAACAAGCGTATGCGTATAACTCGTGTTATACACCGTTACGGAAAGCGTGAGCTTTGCGGTTGCGTTATCTGCTGTAAATGTACTTACAGAGGATATAACGGAGCCGCCGAGCGTTTTTATAGTGGTTGTACTTGAGTAACCGTCAACATTGTTTGTTTTTTTTCGGGCACACACCTGTATTTTATATGAGGTGTTCGGCGTTAAGCCTGTTACGGTTATTTCTTTTTTTGTGCCGTCTGTTGAGTTAAACTCTTTCCAGGACGAGCCGCCGTTCAAACTGTACCACCATTTATTAGCAGTTGCAGAGGAGGTAATCGTGAGCTTAACGCTTGAGGCTGTAATGCTTGAGCAGCTTAACGAAACACTCGGAGCGCTGCGGTCAATGTTTGCAAGTGTCATTGTACCGCCGTAGCTTTCCGCTGATGAATACCATACACGCGTGTCGAATACTACAGATATTGACTTTTTGCCGTCGTTGTTATGCGTTACATCAATAGTGCCGCTGACGCTGCCTTTTGCGGCGGGAAATACTCTGTCGCCCCACGCTGTAGCGCCTTTATAATAAACCTCTGTGCCGTTGATTTTAACGGTAGTCGGTGCGATTGAATAATATGTCGAGTTGCCGCCTGTTGATGTTAGCGTCCATTTGAGAGTTGATTTATTAGCAGCGGTGTTTATAGTTTCCGTTATTGTAAGCTGTAAGTATCTGCCGCTATAAGTATTACTTTTGTATGTAGCCATAATTTACCTCCTAATCAAGCAATACAAAATTTAACCCGTTTGCTTGTGGTACAAATTTACCCTTGCCGACAGTCAGCTCGTCCGTCACCTCGGTTTTGCGCAAGGTAGTTAAATCTTTATTAACTGTCAATACAATATCGCCCGCGTGCTTTACTGCGAATTGTGTATGGTCAATAATGGTTTCCGTAGAACTTTGCGAATTTGTTATATTTATTCCGCGGCGGTCTACCTTTACATTTTCTGTGTAGATTTCGTTAGGTGCGGGCGTCCAATGGCTTTTTAACTCACCCTCAACTAACATAAAGTCCGCTGCATAAAGGTAATAACCCGTTGTGCCAATCGTGAGTATTACGGTGTTGCCCAACGCGGTAAATGTAAGCGAATAATCAGCCCAGGAGCCCGACTCTTGCACATCAAATATATAGGTGTCATTGCCTCCGTTATTTATAAAGGCATAACACCTATTATTTGTACCGCATTTTGCCCTGAATGTTAGCGTATATTCTTGACCCTGCAACACTGTTATTTCCTGCGTTAGCGTACCGTCATTTAAACGAAACATAGAGCCCGAGGCAGTATTGTTAATTGCGTCTGCTGTTTGCTGTGCAACGACGGAGCCTGTATAATTCCAATCGTCCGATACATCATTTAACCCGCTTGAGTTCTTTATGTTGTTTATTCCTCCTGTAGTTTTAGAGGAATAAGAAAGCGTCAAGCTATCTACAGTTTGCTTTAATTGTGATACGGTTGTTTCAAGTGTTTCAACATCACCAATTAAAACACTCTCTACGCTTTTTATAAGGCTTAATAACTGTTCATCAGCGGCAATAAAGGCTTGCTCAATGCTTGAGGCTGTTTCGCCGATTTCATTTGTAACCTCTGACTTATAGTGTTGTGATATTGCGGTACTCTCTACACTGTCCGCTTTAAGCAATGCGCCGTTTATAACGCCTGCCGTTATAAAGTCGGCAACTATGGAGCCATCCATTGTAATGGCTGTTGCATATTCGCCGTTATAGCCCGTTGAGGAAAAGCCCAAGCCTCCGCTATTCCAACGCCATACATTAACAGCCTCCTCGATAGTGGGGGCGTCAAGTATGAGGATTTCTTGCGGCTTTTCTGCGGGATTGAGCACGACATAGCCGCCCGAATGTCCTGTAATAAGGTTGGTTGCGTTTAATATGGCTTTTTTTAATTCCTCCGAGGCTTGCGCTTGTCCTTTTTTGACGGAGTCTTTTATAGCCTCAATAGCTGCCTGCTGCTTGTTTACAGTATCAGCAAATGAGCTTTTGGCGTCGCCGAGCGTGATACTTTCGTATTTTTCCTTTAAGGCATTGTAGGTCGTTTTTATAACCTTTGCTTTTGCAATGACTCCAAGCTGCGAAAATCTAACGCTTACCGTATCGCACATATTAACACGCTCAAGAGGTGCTATATTTTTATATTCCTCTGTTTGCCATAACTGAACAAATGACACGGTAATATTTACTTTAGGAGCTCCAAGCCCTGCGGTAGCTGCGTACGCTGTTGCTTTTGCCCGCAGCTTTTCCTCTGTGATTTCCTCGTTATCTTTGAAACGCTCGGAAAAGTCCATAATAAAGGCTTTATTGTGCCCTATATTTTCCGCTTGCGTCAAAGGGATAACCTTTTCCGTAAGATATATATATACTGTTTCCGAGCTGTCGTTTTCGTCTTTTGAGTTATAAGCAGCATAAGGCATTAAATGTGTGTAACATTCTGCAATGTTGCTTTCTTGCTTTAGGTCTTTTAGGTTTTTTCCATACTCGATAAGTACGCCGTTATCCTTGCCACGGTGTGCGTGCAATTTAACTGTAAAATTATCAAATTCATACTCGCCGCCCCACACATCAAGTATAGAGCCCGTTTGCCCGCCTAAAAGAGCCCGCACGGAGCACGGCGCCGAAATTGTCGTATTGTTAAGTGTTGGAATATCTGAAATAGCAGTAAACGGGCTTTGCAGCCCTGCGTCCTCTATGGCTCTTGTGATTGCCATTTGCGGAGTAGCGTTCTTGATAGAAAAGCCAAGTAAAGGTATGCCGTTTAAGTCGTAGGAAATATGCTCCGCTGAATATGTAACTACACCTTTTAACGGCTTTGAGCTTTTATATACTCGGAATAATTGAGGTGAGCTCGTTTCGTTGGCTTTAGCCTTAATTATTACGCCGTTTGCAATCTCTGCGTAAAATCTGCCCGTAATAGGATATTGCAAAGACAGCTCATAGCTGCCGTTGCGTTCCTCGGTTACGGTTGCGCTGATTGTATCAACTAAAAGTCCTACGCCATTATGTGTAAAAATAGTTTCGTTTTTCTCATATAATACGGGTATCATAAGCAGCACCACCTCGGGATAATTTCAAGCCTTTCTACATTACCCGTCCAAGCAATAGTATTGTTACCTGGTAAGAATGTAGGAAAGCCCGAGCCCGTCATTTTGTTGTTTTGTGCGACTACGCCTTTATAAGCGTTCATTATTTCGGAGTCAATCTCGATATATTCGTTTATATCCGTAAAGGTAAAAGAATTATTGTTGACAGTCAGCGTTATTGTCCCGCTGCCGACAATTTTTATATACGGAGCCGACGGGAAAAACTCGGCGTTATACAACGAGCCTGCTGCTGTCAAAATTACGGTGTTTTCGCCCTCAAGTGAATACTTTTGCGGCTTGCAATTAAAAGTCAGCGAGAGCGTGCCCGTGTCGCGTAATTCTTGCTCTATATTTACCTCGTCGCTATAAGAGGCGAGGCGAAAATACTTTGAGTCGTAACTATCCCATAAACGGAAATAGCCCGACTCCGATAATAGCCAACCTTTAATTTTGTGCGTGATTTCTGCAAAAGAAAGCTCGCTATCATTAAGTAACGAAAACTTATACGGAATATCAATATTTTTATATCGTCCGTTGTCTGTTATGAGGTCGCCGCTTCGCCCTGGCACACTTGTATAGCTAATGTCCCGAGAGGCTCCCTTGTAAGAGCCTTTCTCGGAAATAAGCAAAGAAAACTCAAGGGAGCTATGCCCGCGAAACATTAAAAACGGTAATTTTTCCATTATGCAAATATAACTCCTTTTCTCTTGATTTTTTCCTCTATAAGTTCGAGCAGCAAGTCAACAAATGCGTTTATGTCGCCCGCGTCGTCAGCCTTGAGGCTGTCAATATAAATTGATTTTTCGCCAAATTCAATTTTAATTACAGGCTTGCCCTCGTCGCTGTTCTGCTCGGTTGACTGCCTGCTGCTGTATTCTTTGTTTTCGGCAGCGGTTAAAACGCGTTCGCCCTTATGCAGCAAGGCGGGGTATTCATCATAAGGCACATACTCCATACCGATACGGAGCCTTGATAATTGCCCTATATTTATGCCTTTGCCGCCGACGCCTGGCACCCAATCGGGTATTTTGAGTTTATTAAGACCTCGAATGAATACATTTATGCCGTCGATTATGAAATTTATAGGTATTTTAAAGGCGTTTTTTATGCCCGAGAATATATTTGAAAATATACTTACTACAGCTTCCCAGGCTCCGCGCCAATTACCTGTAAACACATTCTTTACAAAGTCAATAACACCCTTGAAAATGTTTTTGATATTTTCAACTACTTTGCCTATACCCTCAAATGCGCCCTTAAATACTGTACTCAACACATCAGCCGTAAGCGATAATGCTTTTTTAAGCGGCGTCAATGCCTTATCAATCATACTTGTAAACAGCTTGATAAGCGGCGGCAATATAAGGTCGAGCAAGTCGAGCAACGGCTCAAGGAGTGTAAACAATAGTGTAAGTATCGGTTTAAGAATAGGCGAGAACAATTCAAGCAGGCTTATTATTACAGGCAATACCGCACTCAACAGACTTGTAAAAATCGGCATAAGCTGATTAAGTAAGTCCGTAAGGATAGGCAATATTAAGTCTATGATTTCCAAAATAGGCGGTATGAGCGTTTCTATGAGTTCTGTAATAACGGGCAATATCGCGTTTATAAGCTGCACAAATAACGGCATAACCGTATTTACGAGGTTAATTAACACGGGCAATATCGCTTGAATTATTTGTAATATCGGAGGGAGTAATAACTGTAAAAGCTGAATGATAACAGGCAGTACCGCTTGTATAATTTGAATTAGCGGAGGTAACAGAGCTTGCAATAATTGAATTATTGCGGGCAGTATGGTGTTAAGTATGTCAGCTATAAGAGGCATAAGCGCCTCAATGAGTTGTACGACTATCGGTAATATCTGCTCGATAATCTGCACAATAAACGGGAGCAGCATTTGCAAAAGATTTATTATAACAGGCAATATTGCTGTTATAATATCTTGAATAACGGGTAAAAGCGACTCTATCAATCCCATAAGTATGGGGAGCAGCGTTTCTATAAGCTCAAACAACGGCGGTAATATTCCGTCAAAGAGGCTTTGAATAATTGGCGTTAAGCGTACGAAAAGCTCTTGAATAGCGGGTAATTTGCTCTGTACGAGGTCAAGAACGCTCTGTACGATAGGTAAAACCGCTCCGCCTAAAGTGTTCATCATTCCGCCAAAAGCTCGCTTTATGGTATCTATTGTATCGGTAAAGGTAACGCCTGCGTCGATTGTTTCATCTGACATTACCATACCAAGCTCGTGGGCTTTGTTTTTCAGAGCTTCGGTGCTTTCTGCGCTTTGATTAAGTAGCGGTGCCATTTCTACGCCTGCTTTTCCGAAAAGTTCAGTAGCTAACCGAGCTCGCTCGGTTTCGTTATCCATACCTTGTAGCGCTTTTATCGTTTCCTCGAAAACCTCCTCTTGCGAGCGCAAGGAGCCGTCGGAATTAGTAACCGAAACTCCAAGTTTTTTAAATGCGTCGCTTGCCGAGGCAGTGCCTTTGTTTGCTGCGTCCATTTTGGTTGTTAATGTTTTAATACCAACTTGTAGCTTATCGACACTCATACCGTTTTGCGACATTACATAGTCCCACTCCTGGTACGCAGTTCTTGAAATGCCGATTTTTTGACTCATTTTATCGACATTATCAGCAGCAGAAGCGGTGTCACTTGCCATTTTATACGCAGCAGTGCCGACAGCGGTTGCTCCAGTCACTACAGCGGTGCCAACTGCCGCAGCGCCTTTCATAATTGATTTGAAAGCAGAGCCAACCTTTGAGCCGCTCTTTTCTGCCTTTTCGGTTGTCTTATCTATACTTTTATCGGCATTGGTATTGTCAATCAAGATTTCGCCGAAAAGAGAAAATATACTCGCCATAGGTTAGCCTCCTTTCCGTCTGTCAGCTTCGACAATCGGCATAAATTCCGCTATTATCTCGTTCGCTGTTTTTTTCTTTTTAAACGGTTTAATTAGTGCGGTTTCGGGCTTGAGCGTTTGGCTTATAAACTCCTCATAGTCCATAACCTCCGCACCGTGTAGTTTTCCTAACGCATAATTTGCGAGCCATAAAGGAAATAGCTTGTTTTCAAGTGCCTCGCGTTCAATGCGTTTTTCCTCTTTTTGCGCAAAAGAAAGCAGCTCACCGAGAGCCGTTAGCGGTAGACTCTCAATAAGCTGCCAATCATAATATTTGTGTAAGAGCATTAAGCTCCTTGTTCTGCTTTCTTGCGCAAGGCAGTTTGAAAAAAACTCCTTATACCTTTGTCGGAAATAATTTCGTTAATTATCTCTGCGGCGTTGAGTTTTTCTGCTTCCTCTATGCTGACATTTTTATACGCAGCAACGAGCGGTGGTATATCGTCGGCAATTTTTCCGAGTTGTGGGGTGAGTTCCCCGATAACCTCAAAAGCAAGTACGCCGACTTTTTCTTTTGATAGTTGCGCAACTGCGTTTTCTTTGCTGTCGGCTTCCTCAAATATGTCAAGGTCTTTAAGCATAGGAATAATAGGCTTAATGTCGAGCTTGCCGACAATTTTAAGCAATATAGGCATAGTTTTGATAGTAAGCATAATTTAATATCTCCGTAAATTTACTCTTATTTTGTGCTTGTCTGCGCCGCACTTTTTGCGGTGTCTTTAGGTTCCATATTAGGCGGAGCGTTAACCTCGTCAATTTCCCACAAATCACCGTCAAGGTCATTTTTGCCATAATGTCCCAAAAATTCAAGTGCGAGTTCGCCCTCTGCTTTCTGTACGGCTTTAACTGTTAAACCGCTTTCGTGCATAGGCTTATGAATAGTAAATTTTTTGTATTTTTTGCCCACGGTTGCGGCAAACATTGTAATATTTTTCAAATAAGCCGACTCGGGAATAATACCCGTGCGTGGGTTTTTAATTGTTTTGCCGTCCTCGGAAACAATCGTACAAAAGGGGAGTGCGAGTAAGAGGTTTTCGGGGCTCATATCAAGAGTAGTAACCTTGAGTGAGGCTGCCTGCTCCTCAATAACCTGCGTGCCTGCTGTTTTTCCGTGTCTACCGTCAAATTCAATGTCACGAATGGTTGCGGTTGCACTAAATTCACCGCCGCCCCTGGTGGGTGCTAAAAAGCGCTCTGTGTCCTCGCCGTAGTCAAGGAAAATAACACCCTCGTCAACCTGGATTGCTTCAAGCTGTTTTGTTGTAAGATTAGTTACCATTGTGTAACCTCCTAATTGTAAAATATTCGTGCAGACATAGCGAGTCGCCTGTGCGCTATATCGTACTCGCTGTCCGCTATTGCGTTTTGATTATCAAAGCCGATATGTGACGCGAATATACCCTTAACGGAAAGAATAGCACCCGTAAGCTCGTTACGGAGCTTGTCGCAAAACGCCTCGAGTTCCTCCGTAGCGTTTGGCATTTTCTCGTCTACCCATATGTCAAGATAAAAGGAGGCGAGGTCGCCTGCTGCAAGGTCTATAATATTTATTCCGTTGAGCACCGCATACGGAAAAGAGGCAGCCTTTGACGGTGCCTCCTCGTAATAGGTCGGTATAATTTCATTGACACGCAATCGTAGCGCCTTGATAAAAGCTGTTGTGTTTGCCATATTCCGCCTCCTTGCTAATCATCAGCAACAAGCGCTTGACATATAAGCTCGAGGCACTCGTTTTTTACGGGATATGTACGGATAATTCGGTACATTGTGCCGTCGTATTCAAAGTGTCCCTCTTTGTTATAATCAAGCGCTTTAATTTCAATGCAAAGCTCGGGGCGGTAGCCCTGGGCTTGTGCCTGGTAAAACTCATTGCGCTTTACGCCTTTTTCATTGCAAAAAACCTCTTGCTTTTCAAATTCTTTGTAAGGCTTGCCGAGCGAGTCGGTTTTTTCAATTTCCCTGCACAAGTACCCTAATTCTCGCCAATACATAATTACGCCTCCTGTGTGTATTCTGTTGATAGCATTAAATGTCGTTTTAACATTTCGTAGCTCTCGTGATACTTTGCTGCGTCTGTATTATCGAGTCCAAATTCCGCCTTGACATAGCAGACTATAGCCCTTTTTATAAGCGAGTCGTTTTCATCCTCAACCTTTGAGGCTATAATACCGCCTAATAGGAGGTCAGCGCGAGCTGCTCCTATTAGGTCTGTTATTTCCTCGTCAAAACGAGTATGGTTTATGCGTAAGTATCGGCGAACACCACACACAAAATTACTTGTTATATCCGCCATTGCTTACACCTCCGTTAGGCTGTCGCCTTAACGAGTTTAACAAAAGCCTCCACAGCCTGCACCTTGCCGTCAAACATAGCACAGCCCAAGAAATCATAGGCGTTTTCTCTTGTAACAAACTGTGATGTTACGGTGATGTCCTCGGGCATATTACCCGCGTAGCCCCTCTCAAAATTACCGAGGATAGCCTCGTGCAGAGTAATTCTATCATCAAGACAAACAGGATAGCCCATTACTCTGTATTTACCATTGCTTTCGGTAACAATGTTATCCTTTGCGTTATTCATAAGCGGGTGGAAATCATTATAAAATGTTGTTTTGGACATATACCACTCGGCGCCGTCGTCATAGCCTCCGTTAAGCAATGCAACAAGCGCTTGCACATTAGCGGCGGTAAGACTTCCCGCTTTGGTAACAGTAACGCTGTTCGTGTTATTCCAGGTAATAGCATTAACACCCTCCGCTTCGTTCTTGCCTGTGCCGTTGAAAATAAGAGCGTTAATCTTGTCGGCAATCTTGCGTGCAATTTTTTTGACAAGCCAAGCCTCGAAAGCGTCAATAGACATTTTCTCAACTGATTTTGAAATAGTAACAAGCTTTGTAATCTCGTAAGCTGAAAGCACAACATCTGCGAGGGTATCGTCGTCAGAAGTTATCGTTGCGCCCTCGGCGTGTATTTTAGCGTCGTTTGTTGTGCCCTCTGCGGGAATGGTAACGCCACCAGGTACGCGCAAAAGGTCGATTTTATCAAGAATAGGGCAAAATTGACTTACCTTTTCAACAATCTTATTTCTTGTTGATGTTGGGATAACAGAAGCAGCAGAGCCGCTCGCTGTTGTAATTGCTCTCTGCTCCGCTTCATTGAGTTCAAGCCTTCTGATATTTTTAAGCCAAGCAGAACGGTACTCCTTGTCCTCTGCACTTGCGTTTTCACTGCGGTTATCAGTTGTTAAAGGGTTTTCAATTTCATTTGTTGAGATGACACCAATATTGATACCGTTAATGGTTTCCTGGCGTTTTTCAAGGTCTGCGTACTCTGTGTCAAGATTACGGAGTTCCTCCGTGATTTCGTCAAGGTTGGCGGTTGTGTCGTTTTCGAGAGTCTGTCTTAACTCTGCTTTTCGGCTGCGAATTTCAGCCATACGCTTTAAAATGTTTTTCATAGTTTTTGTGTCCTTTCATAATAAATTTAGCAATAGGTTTGTGCTATAAGCATTTTGCGGCGGCGTAGCTGCTCCTGCTCCTTTAATTCCTTTTCGCGCTCCGCTGAAAAGAAATCCCTTGCCGTTGTAATGCTTGTTTCGTTATATGCGGGAAAATCCACCGCCGAAACATCATATAGCTTTTTTATTTTAGTTATCGTTCTTGTGTGTGTTTCTCTGTCGTAAGAACTTTCACGCACAATAAACGAAAAACTCATTTTATCTATGCGACGCTTTTGTATGTCGCGGTGTAAATTGCGATGTCTGTCGTCCTCTTTGTCAAGAGCAGCGGCAATATCAAGCCCGCTGCTTGTAATGTTGTATGTAAGGGAATTATTGCGGGTACGAGCGTACACGGTGCCGTCATTCTCGCCGTGATTACGGTTAAAAATAAAATCGCTCATATCGCAGCCGTCAAGTGCTCCGCGAGCTATAACCTCCTTGTACTCTATGCCGTCTATTTCATAAAGCACGGTCGGCGTGTCAAATACAATAGGCGTGCCACGCACTACAAGCTCGTCGTGGTTTTCGTTTTCGTCGGGGAGTATAAACGGTGCCGCCGCTCTGTACTCTCGTTCATTTGGTTTATAAGGCATTATGTTTCGTCCTCCTTGTTTGTTTCTTCGCCTGCTGCTGTGTCGTCGTCCTTTTCGGGTGGCGGCACTTTCGGTTTGCTGTCGGTGCCGAGCTGGTATTCGTCCGCTTTTTCTGCATTAACAACATTAAGCGTTTGCACGCGTCGTCTGCCCTCCTCGCCACCAATAGGGGGATAGCCGAGCGTAGTTAATGCCTGGTCGAGCATTAAGCCGCCGATTTCGGAAAGATATTTAACTACCGCGAGCTTGTCGGCAGTTCTTGCAAACTGTAATTTATTGCCCTCAACAGTTATCTCATTGCCAAAGCCGCGCTCCTTTTTGGAAAAAAGGCAATTTGTAAACGCCTGCGCAAGCTGCACATAAAACGGCTCTATTTCGCCCTCGTAAAAGTCCTCCTCTTGTTCGGGAGTTGCTTTATTTTGCACGATTGCGTCATTTGTGCCGAAATAGTCGTATATTTCGTCCTTGACATATTGCAACTGTCCTACGGGTAACGGCGTTTGCTTGTCTGTAATAGGTGTGTAATCGTATTTATTGTCCGTTACGATAACGCCTGCGCCGTTATTTTCCATTTTTAGATTATCTCTTATAAAATCATCACGGCGAGCGTTTAAGTCCTCACTTTTCGTTGAGGCGGATACTTTCAGAATACCGCGTATTACCGCAACAAGCTCGGCGAATTTGCCCATAGACTGATTAAAAGTATTTGCCGTTTTTAACACGGGCATAAGTGCCTCGTTGTTGGAGCCGAATATTTCATTGTCGGCAAACATTGAGCCTATATGTATAATGTCTACATACGGGAAAGTGTAAGACTTGCCGTTGATAAACCGAAATTTGCAATATAATTCGCCTTGATACTCAAGTAAGTTAATCTCGGAGGCGTCAATATTGTAGATTGCCTCGAGCTTTCCCGTATCGCTCCAAACGGGGAAAGCAAACGCATTATTGTATAGCTTATATTGAGCAGCAAGTCGATAATAAAATTTGTACGCCGTTGTTGTCGGGTTAGGCTTAAATTGCAATATGTTATTTAAGCTGCTGCTTTCAACATCAAGCATTTTGCCGTCACCTCTGCGTATGTGTCTGGGTTGCACGGTTGCAGCCCTACGGGCGAAAGAGTGAACGGCAGCGCGTACCTCCGAAACCTCCCAGGCGTTACCCGAAAAAGGTATAAAGTTTGATTGATAGGAATTTAAGAGCTTGTATTCGGTGTAACCTTTATTGTCTTGTGCTTTTTTACCGAATATCGCCTCAAAGAGTCCGCGTCTTTCTTTCATTGTTTCACCCCACATAATACATATAGTCGTCGAAATATTTTACATAGATAACCCACGCATTTAATAACGATACTGCGCCGTCTATGCGGCGCTTATCGGTTATTTTGATAGGTTGTATATTATTTAACCCGCTCTTTTTAACTGCCGTATTAGAAAGGCACCAAATAAGCATAGGGTTGTTGTTATAATTAACGATTTTGTCCGCAAGAGCTGCGCCCATTTCTCGCATAGGCTGACTCCAGGTAAACGGACCTTGTGCAACAGGCTCCATAGTAAAGCCATTGGCTTTCATTTCCTCCACCCAATAGCCCGCTAATGCTCGGTCGTAGCCTATCTTAAATGCGTCAATTTTATATTCGTCGCGCATTTGACAATACCACGCTGTAACATCACTAAAATTAACCCTGTTGCCGCTGCAAAGGGTTAATAAGCCGCGCTCCGCCCAAATTCTGTACGGTGCCTCGTTTGTGTTCTTGTCCTCCAAGTGCTCAACGCGTGCCTCGGGTAAAAAATAATGTTGCAACACATAAATAATATTGCTGCCTGGTTTTCTTATAAGCAATGTTGCCGCTGTCAAGTCGGTAGTAGCCGAGAGGTCGCAGCCGCCTATTGCATAGGTGTTGTAAACCTCGGTAATGTCGAATGTGGCATTGTTCTTAATCTGCTCAAATGACAGCCATACATTGCTTTGATTTTCTCGTATATTAAAGTCCTTGCACAATACCCCTGGTAAGTCGGCGGGGTTGTTTTTAGCCCTTTCAACAAAGGCGGCAAGGGTTTTATATTGCTTAATTTTACCGAGCCCAGGATTAGCCTTAATCCACATTTGAGGGTTAGTCCATTCGTCGCGAGCGTCAAGCTCGTAAAGTATCGGTAAAAATGTATCGTCTTTTGTTTCACCGTCAGCAATCTTGCACGCAAGCTCGTACATATCGTCAAATATGCACTCGCGCACGGTGCCCGCTGTTGTTATCATTACAACGAGCGGCTGACGGCGGCTTGAGGTTGACTGTTTCATAACCTCGTACAAGTTACGGTCGCGGATAGCGTGCAGCTCGTCTATAATAACGGCGTGAGAATTTAAGCCGTCAAGTGTGTTTGAGTCAGAGGCGAGTGCCTCAAAAATTGAGGAAGTCGCGGGAAAGTAAACATCATTACGGCGCTTTTTAACAACCGCTCGCAATTCGGGCGATTGTTTAATCATATTTACAGCCTCGGTAAGCACCTTTTTAGCTTGGTCTTTTTTAGTGGCTACGCTGTATATTTCCGCTGCACCCTCATAATCGGCAATAAGCATATACAAGGCGATACCCGACAATAGGGTAGATTTACCGTTTTTACGCCCGCATAGAAACATTGTTTCTCTAAAGCGGCGGTAGCCCGTGTCTTTTTCAAGCCAACCGAATAGAGTTTGTATGTACGCTTTTTGGAATAATTCAAGCTCAAGCGGTGCGCCGATAGTCCCTTGTGATTGCTTGCAGAAAGTTTCAATAAATAAAATAGGGCGCTCGCCTGCGTCCTCGTCAAAATAATACGGTGAGTCGTCGCCTGCTGCGTCCATTTCTTTTATAAGGCGTGAATAAACTGTTTTAACGCGCCTGCTCGTGATTATATCGCCGCTCTGTATGCGGTTATAGTATTCTCTAACATAGTTCAAGCCTTTTTCGCCGCCTTGTTAGGTTTTGTGGCAAACATCATAAGCGCTTGTCCCGCCGCTGTTGTGTCGGCGTTCGGCGACATTTCATCAAGTTGCTTGATTGTGGCGTTGTAATTCTTTACCATAGCGTTATATGGCTGTAGTAAAGGGTGTGCCCGCTCGATTTCATAGTTGCCTTGAGGCATTTTAACTACGAGCCCGTCCTCGTTTATTTTCGCCTCCATATCCTCTAAAGAAACGAGCATATAGGCGGCTCTTTCGATTAACTTTTTCGCGATTTCAAACTTATCTTTGGGCAAATTCTTGTAAATTTTCTTAATTTTGTTTTGCTCTTTTTTCTGTCGGCTATCTTTTAAATTATCCACCTTAAAAACTCCTTTCTTTAATATTTTGCGTGAGGGGGGTTATATAAGCCCCGAGCGGTTATAAAAGGGGCTTAATCACGGTTCACTAAAAAACACCTCAATTATTTTTGACGGGGGGGTGTACTGTCCGAGTTTTCTTTCAGCTCTGCCGCTTCTTGTATCTCTATTGCTACAACATTGATAGCACATAGAACGAGTTTACCACCGTCGGCAAGCTCAAGTATAACGGTGCCCTCCTCGAGAGCTTGAGCCACTCTGTCTTGAAAGTCATTAGCAGCTACGACTACATTAAAAGGGATAGCGCCGTTTTGTGTATAGACTAATACTGTGCATATATCATCAGCTTTCATAGCTGCCCTCTCTTTCTACGAGGTTACCCTCGCTGTCAAATATCAAGCCTGCTGCTGTGGGTAATTGTCCATCGTGTTCTATAGCGTGGCACTCTCGGCACAATAGCTCGAGGTTATCCTCTGACAGCGTAATAGCAAGGTCGTTTATATTCTGTGGCGTTAGGTGTATTTTGTGGTGTACTATTTTGCCTGGTCTACCGCAGCGTACACATAAGCCCATATCACGCTTATAAATATAATCGCGTGTATTCCGCCACGCCTTGCTTAAATAAAATTTGCGTGCAAACTCTTGCATATAACAGCGTCCCGCCCTCTCCGCCTTGTATTGTTATATCTGCTCCCAATACAACAATAAAGCGAGCTGCATTACTGCCGCTCGCTTTACTGTCTATTTCTACGGTATAAGTTTAACACGGTAAAAAAGAAATTTCCATACGGCATTATTTCGATTTTAACTAAATTGATGGCAGAGCAGCAGCGCCGTAATACAACAATGCAAACTCGGCAACGGCTTTATTGCGCAGATTGTAAACGGTGCTCAATGAGTCAATCTGCATTTTATCCATTACAACCTCTTTTGAGTATTTCTCAAAATACCATAGCTCGACGAGTGTTTTTTGGTCGTGTTGCAGTTGCGCGACGACGGCTTTTATCTCGTCAAGCTCGGCGTTTGTTTTTGCTATATTATTAACACATTCCGACAGCTCTAATAAATCGTTTAATGTGTCGTTTACATAGTTAGAGCCTGTAAATGGTTTGGTGTAATCTATAGCGCCTGGCTCTCGAGGTGCGCCGCTTGCGATTAAACGAGCACGCCTGTTTTTCAAATTTTCTAAAGCTCTTTCAAGCGTGGGTACCGAGGATAACACTTGCTCCGCTGATTTAAAGTAATTCACAATAAAGCCTCCTTAATTCTTTGCTTTTTTATTTCTTAATGCTTTAGGCATATACGGGCAAAGGTATAGTGCTTTGTTTTTCTGCCATAATTTACGGCTATCACTGTTATATGGGCACAAAGAGCCGATACGCAAACAAGGCTTAAATTTTGCCGTTTCGCGTATTTCTATATCGCTGTCGCTGATTAACTCCATAAATTCTTTAAATCGCTCTGCAATTTCCCTGGTTACAGTTGCTAAATGTTCAAAATGTTCTTTTAATTCCTCGGTTGTTGTGCCGACCGTACGCTCGATTTTTCCGTACATAAAGCACCTCCTAAAATGTTACGCTAATATTTAGCACCGCAGCCGCGAGCCAATAAACGCCTTTTTTATAATCTTTGCTAATAAAGCACATAATGCCCGCTGCTATATTTAATGCAATAAGAGCAGAGGGAAATATATATTGCATACGCCCTTTCCTTTCACTTGCTTTAATTCCGTTTTGGTACATAACAACCCCGCCTTTTTGTTTGTTTTAAAAATTTTTTATGATACAAGAAAACGGTTACATAATATCCACCGTTGTCCTTGTTGTAATAACCTTTAATATCCGCGAGAGCGTAATTTGTGTATATATTTTCTATTTCCGCTCTGTTGTCAAAAAGGCTGTTGTTCCATTCCTTGACTTTGTATTGCGGTAATTTTCCGTCGCGTGACTCCTCTTTAGGCTTCTTGAGGTTGCGGCTTGCGCTCCAACGCTTATTGAGGATA